TTCCGTTTTCATCAGTTGTTTAAGCATCTCATATCCTCCGTAAGTTAAAAGAGACTATGGGATGTTATGCGATTATCTGGGACTTATCAAGCCAAAAATTGTTTCCCAGTCGGGATCGCCTTCACACTCGAACAGCGGCTCGACCTCCATGCCTGCCAACTTCAGGTCCATTGCGGCGCTGCCCGGATACAAAAACACACGCTGCGGCATAGTTTTTGTTTTCTTTTTCAGCACCAAAACCCACGCACTGGCATGAGCATGGTTTGAAAGCCAAGCGACTTGGTGGGGACGCAGCTCGACGGCTTTGCCCCCCGTCGCCTTCAGCTCAACAAAATGAAAGTCTCCGTCTTCGTCACAAAGCAAGACGTCAGGCACCCCGGGCATCGCCCACGTTTCAAGCCTCGTCGCTATAATCTTCCGCGAACTCTTCGTCAGCCCCCGCTTCATCATTTGCCAAAAGTCTGACTCGCGCTTTGTCGCGGTTCTGGGAATTGTTTTGTCCTTCGGGAGTAACGTCGATAGTGATCGGGGCATATTGGTTTTTTATCTCTTCAAGGGCCTTCAGCACATCTTCCTTGCTCATGCTGTCGATGCTGCCGTGGCGGATTTCTGATTTGCTCACATAGATGTCGCCCTGCGCTTGCCCCCGTCGATACTCAGCTTGGACTGCTGCCGAATATGCGCCGTTCTGCAAAGCCATATCACGGATGGTCTGCAAATCTCGCAGGTGTCGTTGGTAGGTCACGCCATACTTTTCGTCCAGTTCGGCGCGATAAGCTTGGATGGCTGCAACAACATGCGGGCTTATGTGTGGATTGGTTAGCTCATAGGCCCGACTATGGGCAGAGCTTGCGGGATAGCCTGCATTTATGGCCGCTTCCCTCATTGTGATCTGTCCGTCTTTCGAGACAAGCTCTTTTACAAACAGCTCTTGCTTGCGTGTCAAAGGTTGGGCCTTGGTAGCCCGTGGTCTTCCGCGTTTTCTTACAGGGGCCACAGGTGTGGATTTTGCGGTGTCCCCTTGTCTTCTTCGAGCCATGGCATTCTCCAGTTAATTAGAGGTAGTTTAGCTTAAATTAGCCCCTTTGTTTATATAGAGCCAGAAAAAAAATTCGAAAAAATTTTCCCACGACCCCCTTAACGCAGTCTTGCCCCTTGCTGGTTACACAAACTCTGGTTTCGTTACATTTTATTTTTTCTGTTTATGAAACTTGTAAGTCTATATATATAAAAGACTTTTTGTCCAAAGTTACACGGTTACGCCGGTTACGGGCATATTCACTTTCACCTTCGGTTTGGATTTGAGGTTCTATATATAAGAAAGCGTGTTTCTAACAAGACCCGTGGTCCGCGGTTCATTGTGCGCTCCAGACGCTCATGTTGTCGTCGAGCATTTTTTTGAGGCTTTGTATTCTGGCGATTGATCCGTGGGCCAAGTTCCGTGGTTGGCTTCTAGCGAACGTAGCGACCCAAGACGGGGAGGTTGGTGTGTGCATGACGTCAGTGAGGGTATGTGCGACTGCTTCGAATACGTCGCGTTGTGTTGCGCCGTGTTCGACTTCTCGTGCGATTTCTGCGGTCAGTTGCAATTGGATGGAAGTGATGTAGTCGATGGTATCGATCATGGGGAGAGCCTCCGTGCAGGATTATAATTTAATAAAATATTATTTTATTTTTACACGGAAGGCAAGTTGTTTAGAAAGGCGGCTCTTGCCCCGCATACTCGGGTTTCCACGGTGTTGGTTTGTGGTCCGCGGGTTTTGAGGAAGAGGTAGGGTTCTTAGGTTTTGGCTTGCGGACCCCGAGCTGATCGAGGTCCGCTTCGATCCAGAGTGGGAGTTCAGTCGTCGGTGTCATCATCGTCGACGTCCCATAGTTCGGGCTGTTCTGGTTCGAGTTCGTCTTTCCAGACTACGCCGATGACGTATGTTGAGTTGAGGCAGATGGTTGTGTCGTCGTCTTCGAGGATGATGTGGACGTATTTATCGTCCCAAGCCCATGTTTTGACGTCTCGATAGACCAGCGGTTGGTTTTGTCCTGATGCTGGGTGCATGTTTACTGTGAGTGCTTTCATTTTTCGTCCTCATACTGTTCGGTAAGGCTTTCGCCTATTTTCTTTTCGGTTTCTTCATCGACGAACGTTGCTCGGGTCATTGGCTTCGTGCGGAAGAACCCTTTGTACTGTGGGTGGTAGTGCATGAAGAGCCGAGCGTAGAGCGCGATGTAGTCATTGCTGATTTTGTAGTCGTCTCCGGTGGTGACGATCATGGTCTCCCACCGGATGCGATTAACGATTAGCCAAGCGGACAAGCGAGAGTGTCCTCGCTCGATAGCTTGGAAGGTGAAGCGTTCGAAGAGTTTGTAGAACTCTGGGTTTTGTTTATGCCACGCCCACCATTTTTCTTTGAGGTCTTCCTTCATGTAAACAACATGACGGCGATGCCAGCCAACAAGGCTGCTATAAAGGCTTGAGCTATATAGCGTTTTGTTTTGGATGGTTCCTCGACGGGCTCGAAGTCGTATAGATCGGTCGCGCCTTCGGCTAAACGGGCGGCATCATCAGGCTGCAAGGCTTCTTTACCGAACAGGGCGTTGAGCCCCGGTTCGAGTTCCTTGGCCAGTTCTTTGTTTGTGACGGGCGCTTTATCGAGTTTGGCGCACGATTCTTTGATGTCTTTGACGGGTTGTTTAAGCCATTTCGGGTCGTTGCCTTTGAGCAACCAGCCCATGACTTCGCCACGCTCCCAACGGTTTACCTTCTTTGGTCCGCGGGCCGCGGTCGACGGCACTTTCTTAGGTTTCGGGAATGTGCCCTGCTTGACGCGACGATAGACAGTCGGCTTCGATACTTTTGCAATCTCGCAGACTTCGTCGATAGTGATAAGGTCTTTCATAGGTGCATCTCCATAGTTGTAGCATTACGGAGTGTATGCGAACCTATGCGATCTTGTCAATGGATTTCATGTCCGGCGTAGTGCGTTGCTTTCTTATCCGCCACGTTGACGGACGCATTATGGATGCAAGCTGAGAGCATTTGCATCGCGGATTCTTTATCAGGTGATATTTCGAGCAGGTTGGCGATAATTTGTGTCAGGGCTCCGCCGATGGCGGGCCCGGTGTACAGGCCCTGCGCTGCGAAGTCTTCTTTTGCTTGCTCGGCGTCTTCATCCGATAAGGATGCGTTGCCATGACTTTTCAATTTCATTGACCTTCAACTTTTTCGCCTCTGGTTCCAACGTATCATCTTTTTCGATTGCCGTCAGGTGTTCATTTATTGTTCGGTTAATGACGGCGACTGCTTCGCCCCAGCGCATTTCACTCATTCGCTTTTCGGTTTCCACGTATCCACCTCTGCATACCATTTTCCATTGCGGCTTTCGCAAACTTGCACGTTGATCCATTCGTCAGTCTGGCTTGCGAGCCACGCTGCGAGTTCTTCGCGCTTGATACTGATATTGCACTTAATCCAATCGGGAGCCGTGTCCCGTGGCTTTTTGGCCAAGAGGCCGTCGACGAATTGCTTTTGGTTTTCCATTTTTCTCTCCTGAACGAAATGCCCCCAGCCGGGGGCAACCGAACTGGGGGCGGGTCTCTTCTACGGAGTGCGACCATGAGGTCACGAGAGAACTATACCCCAGCTCGTATGCGATATGCAATACTTGATCGCATATATCGGGCGGTATTTCTGCACTGTCGCGGCTGTCTTGGATAGTCAACCTGCACGTCGAGCAGAAACGTTTGATCTTTTCTTCAGTGATTTCAATGAGTTGCAACGGAAGGTCGCATTTGGGACAGTGGTTCTTGATTAGACGCTTGTGAACCTCACCCGCGTCGCTGTTCCAGTCGCTCATTTACCGCCTCACCACCGTGTTGTTCTTTATACCAATCAAAAACAAGGCGCAGTTGACCACCGATGGTGCGACCCTCGTTTTTTGACAGCTCTTTAATTTCTTCATACACCTCTCGCGGTACGAGGATGCTTTTCCAGCGTGTTGTATCCATAAATTCTACTCCAGTACCCCGGCATATCTACGATATTATAAGAGAATATGCAAGAATGCAAGAAAAACCCCGCCGAAGCGGGGTCAGTTTGAGGCGGACCGATGGGTGGCGGTCCATGAGCAGTATGGATAGCTATTTCGCTTCGCCCCACGACGGACCTATCTCAACGTCGCACTTGCTGGGCACTTCGAGCGGAACAGCATCGACCATAATCTTAGCGATTTCATTGGCTTCGTCAACATTTTTAACCGACATGGCGATTTCGTCATGGATTTGGATCATCGGAAGACGTCCTGTCTTGTAGATGTCGACCATGGCTTTCTTTGTCATGTCCGCCGCAGAGGCTTGAATTAGCCTGTTCAGCGCCTTGTAGGTGTAAGCCCGCTTGAGACGTGTCGTGGCCCCGTAAGTGTCCACAGCCTCACGATATGGCAGCGCCTTGTTCATCTCGAACGTATCTGGCTCCCACAGGTCAAAGCGGCACTTGCGTCCAAGGATCGAGCGCAGTGATCCGCCCGAAGATTTCTCGTTTAGACGGTTGGTGACGCCATTCATCAGCCCTTTCACGAACGGAACGCGTGTGTGGTACTGCTTAATGATTGCTTTGGCTTCCTCGACGGAAATGTCGAGCTGTTCGGACAGTTTGTTTACGCCCATGCCGTACATCATGCCGAGGTTGATGGTCTTTGCCTGCTTACGCGGGATGTTTGCCATCTCGGCCACCATGGTGTGGAAGTCGGTGCTTGGATCGTTGTTGTAACGGTCCACAAACTCTTGGGCACCTTCCAGCGGCAATCCTCGCATTTTACCGTATACATGCGCATAATGGGTCAAGATGCGCGGTTCTTGTTGCGAGAAGTCAATGGCAGCCCATTGCTCGCCTTCTTCTGGCAAGAACAGACTACGGATCAGTGGCCCGATTTCAGGATCGCGGGCCGGGATTTGTTGCAGGTTAGGGTTGGACATAGAGAACCGCCCACTGACCGTGCCCCCATCATCAGAACGGATTTGGTTGATATGAGCGTGTATTCTGCCGTCACTGTGGCAGTGTTTCATGATGGAATTGATGAAAGTGCCGGATGTCTTGTTCAGGTTCCGAGCCTCGACGACGAGCTTCGCGAGGGGATGCTCATGCTCTTGGAGGAACAGCTTCGTGAACGACGGTGCGCCTTTTTCGGTCTTTGGATATGCGACGCCGACTTTGTCGAACGCTTTCGCGAGCGACTGAGCTGCCCAGATTTCGACATCGCTGCCAGCGACGTGCTTGATTTGCTTCAGGACTTCCCTCTCTCGTTTGAGCAGACTATCCCGAGTTCGCTCCACTTTGTCGGTGTCGACACGGACGCCACGCATGGTCATGTCCACGAGACATGGGAGCAGATCAAGTTCGAGGTTTGCGATAGGCCAAAGCTCTTCTTTGCCAAGCTGAACGGAGAAGTAATTCCAGAGTTCGAGGGTCAGTTCGGCGTCAGCTTCAGCGTAAGGTCCAACATACATGGCTGGCATCTTCCACATTTCAGCTTTCGGATCGATGCCGAACTCCCTTGCAGCTTCGACAAGGGCCTTCTCTGATTTGGTTTTGTTGAGGTGGTCATAGCACAGCGCGTTTAGGCTGTAGCTGAACCGATTTTCGTCCAACAAGGATGCCACCACCATTGTGTCGATAACGCGACCTTTGACATCGAAGCCTGTTGCTTTGATCCAGCCCAAGTCATACTGCGCGTTGTGCATGATCTTGTCTGCGGGGCATTCAAAGACCTTTTTGAGCCACCGGTTGACGATCTTTTCGTCGAGATTGCCACCACCGAGGTGTTTGACTGGCAGGTATCCTGACCAGCCGTCCACCGCGATTGCGTAGCCGACGATGTAGCCGTCTTTGGTTGGCCAACCCGGACCGTTCTGTTTTAGGTTCGGGTCTTTTGTTTCCACGTCGATTGCAATTTTCTTTGCTGACGTGATGTCTGGTAATTCGAGCGGGGGAACCCACTCACTCTTCGGTGCGAACATCGCCATTTGTAAACCTGCCACGGGCTTCCTCAATTATTTGTTCCGGGGTCCGTGATGCGAGGGCGACGAACTCCGCCCCCAGTGCCGAATACCCGACTTTGTCGATCCATGAATCGAATTTATCTATGTTTGTTAGCAGTCTGCTCGTTTTAAGCCAATCCATCATGAGAGCAACGTGAGCCGGGGTCAAATACCCGTGGGTTTTGAGTGCCTCGCGCATGATGACGTTCCAGCCTTCTGCGATACGACCGTGGTTGTCGTATGCGTCGCCGTAATCTTCTGCCCTGTCGCCGTTAATCAGGTCTTTTGCGGCGTGAATTATTTCGTTCCTGCGCATCAATGTTCTACCTGATTGATGTAGCCTGCGAACACCATCTCGCCGAGTTCTTCGTCGTACTCGAACTTCACGGCAGGAATGTCTTCGTCTTTGACGTTCGGGTCGTTCCACATCTTTTCAGCGCGGTGAGCGTTGAAATCAGCGACGCCCATTTCTTTGTATTGCTTCCGCTTTGCTGCCTCGTGTTCTTTCCATTCATCCCAAGTCATTTTCTTCATCTTCTCTCTCCACAGAATGCGTAACAATGTAAAAAGCTCTACAGTTGTTACATGAGTAATTGGATTCAATGCCTACGCCACCGTCTCCATCTTCGTAATCTTCATCTCCGCCCCAAAGGACGTCACTTCCACAAATAAAACACTTCATAAATCATAACTACGTGATACGTCCTCCGCGTCGACGATGTAGAGGTTTTGCTTGGTCCGTGTGACGCCGACATAAAACACACGGTGCATGTCATCAGGATTGATGCGCATTTGTTCGTCGGCTGCCGGACTGAGGTCCGTGAACAACACGACGTTATCTGCTTCCCCGCCCTTTGATCCGTGGATCGTGGATGCTGTAATGCGGGGTATGCCATTGAACTTCTCACCGCGGCGTAACAAGGCGGTGATGTAGGCCCGATCTGTTTCGGGCAACTTATCCATGGCTTCGGACCAGATCATATTAGTATCTGCTAATAAACCATGGTTAACGATCAAGTCTTGCATGTTAACCATGTCTTGGTCCTCGACGCCGGGCAGCTTTTTGAAGCCGCGTTTGACGCGATTACCGATAGACATGAAGCCGTAAATCTTGCGAGCGACTTCGCCCGTGATCTCTTTTCCTTTGCGCAATTGTTCCCAGCCATTTACTGCGTCAGAAATCTTTTCGCTGATGCTCCGGTGGCCGCGGTACATGAACAGATAACCGTTTGATTTCAGATCGTTAGCGACCGGAGTTAATTGGTAGCCTGCCTGCGATAAAATGAGCCAAGAGCCTTGTGTCATGTCGAGGGATTGGATATTGTTTATCCGCGCCACACGCCCACTCTCTTCACGGGGATTGTATTTCTTCGGAAATCTACGGGCGATGCGGCGCACGACACCCTCCGCAATCTTATGCACCTCGCTCGGTACACGGTAAGACTGGGACAGTGTTTCGCTGCCGCCCGGCAAATTAATGAACCGGTCGACATTTGCGCCAGCCCAGCGGTAAATCGCTTGGTCATCATCTCCTGCGGCATACATGCGCACTGAATGTGCGTCCAGAATGTCGGCGATGTCCCACTGTAGGTTGCTCAAGTCTTGCGCTTCGTCGAGAAAGCACAGATCAAACTCCGGACAGAACCGGTCAGATTGATCCACGAACGCTTGCAGCATGTCGGTGAAGTCGTACAAACCCATCTTTTCTTTGTATTCACGCAGGCATTTGTCTACGTAGGACACCGTGTTCCAGTCGGCTTCGATGTTGCTTTCGTTATATTGCTCCCGCAAGGGCACCTGACGCAGTCGAGCCAAGTTAATCAGACCTAAAATGGGGTCATTAGAAGACACCATTGATGGTACATCTTCGTCAAAGCTTTGGTTCTTGGCCCCGCCAAGCGATACGCCAATGGCGTTGCTCAGTTCTTTGTAATTCTGCTCCTGCATAACCTGCTCTGGCCGGATGTCGGTCATCGTCAGCGCCAGCGAGTGCAAGGTGCGGAAATAGATCAGGTCTTTCTTGGGGTCCAAGCCAAACCGTGCTGCGGCCCGCTCTTTTGCTTCGTTGGCCGCCTTACGCGTGAAGGCGAGGAACGCAATCCTATGCGGATGCGTCCCTTTCTCCAACGCGTCGTCCACCATGTTTAGCAGGGTTGTAGTTTTTCCCGTGCCCGGCGGTCCAAAGATTCGAAACATCTGGGTCTACCTCCTCAATAGCCGCAATAAGCTCACGCAAACTGCGTAGACCGAAATTTGGTTGTTTAATCATTTCTTCAGGCGACACGACGTCGATGAACAAAAGCAGGTTCAAGTCTGCGGCACCCATGTTCAGCAAGGCGTTTCTGACGCGTATGGAAATATCCAGTGCGCCAACAGGCATCTTGCCGTTTGTCTTCTTACTGGCTTCCGCCCAGCGTCTGTGCTTCATCAGGTTTTCTGCTTTGAAAACGATCTGGCGGACACGCTCCCGTGAAATGTTGTACTTCTCGCCGATGCTATCTAGCGTCCGCTTCTCTACAACGCGCATACGGTAAATTGCCCAGTTTCTTTCACGATACTGCTCTGCAAAATCGTAACGGTTTGTGCGAAAAACATTCTCCGTCAAAACGGTGCCTCCTCTGATCCAAACTTCGGCGGATTGATGTCGATGTCTGCTACATCAAAGGCCGGTATCTTCCAAACACGCACCGCCCTTCCTTTAATTTTCAAAACCACGCTTTCGCCACTGATGTCACGCAGACGCTGGGCAATCTTGTGTGATTTGTATTCGAAGAATTTGTTCTTCCGCAGGAATGCCTCGAAGTCTTTCAGGCGGAAGTACGTCCAGCCTTCCTCTTCGTCGGTCCATGGGCGACGGAGCAGGATTTCTTCTTTGTCTTGCGCTTGCTGTAAATGACGGCAGAACTCTTCGAGGTAATCATAGAACTGGCCACTGATGCTTGCATCCTGCGCCACTTCGATGATCGCGCTCTCGTTGTCGCGCA